TTAAGTTCCGCGAGCTGATGGTTGTATATTTGAATTTATTTTGTAAGTACGTTGAATATCAAACATTTATCTAATGGTGAGTGCTTCTTTTATATATAATTATCAAAGAAATATTCCGTTTAAGGTGGTTATTTGGGGGGTATTATGTATCTTTGTAGTCACAAAAACGTCACAAAAAAAACAATGGCAACAGTAAGATTGATACCTGATACAAGGGCAAAGAAGGATGGATCTCAGATGATTCTTCTTGTGATACGGATAGGGAAAACGAGGTTTGTTTTCTCCACTGGAATATCTACACCGTCTTCTGAAAAGTTTAATGAAGTATCTTATTTGGACAAATCGGTACCACAGTCTAAAGTGAAAAATGTAAGGCTTGTCAGTTTGAAGAATAAAGCTGAAAAGTTGATTATTGATGATGAAGCTAGATTATCTTCTTTGCCTTCCGCTAAAGCCAAGGAGATAATTAGCGAATATGTATTTGATGAAAAGGTTGTAAAAAAAACAAGATGTTTTATAGATTATCTTGATGAGTTTGTTTCCATAAAGAGTAATATAGGAACAAAAACGGTTTATAACACAACTAGGAATAAACTGCTTAAATATGATCCGGACTGTACCTTTGACACAATGGATAGGAAATGGCTGTCTAATTTTGAAAATTGGATGGCTGAATCAGGAATGAAAGTAAACGCTTATTCTGTTCACCTGCGTAACATTCGTGCAGTATTCAATTATGCTATTGATGAAGAAGTTACTACCTTATATCCTTTTCGAAAGTATAAGATAAAAAAAGAAAAAACTAGAAAACGTGCTTTATCTGTTGAACAATTGAGATTATTGCGTGATTATCCTTGTGAGGAGTTTGAAAAGAAATACAGGGATATATTTATGCTGATTGTATATCTTGTTGGAATAAATATAGGTGATTTGCTTTTACTTGAGCACAAGGATATAATAGATGGACGTATAGAATATTATCGCCAGAAAACAAAGAAATTTTACTCTATTAAAATAGAGCCGGAAGCACAAGCTATATTGGACAGGTATCGAGGTAAAACTCATTTACTAAATGTATTAGATTACTATGGAGACTATCATGATTTTACCCATAAGATGAATAATAATCTTAAAGGAATAGGTCCGTTTGAACGAAAAGGGCTTGGTGGGAAAAAAAGTAAGCAACCATTGTTTCCCGAACTTTCAACATATTGGGCGCGTCATACATGGGCTACGCTAGCACATAAGGTGGATATCCCGAAAGATGTAATATCTTTAGCTTTGGGGCACTCCTTTGGTTGTGATGTTACAGATATATACATTGATTTCGACAGGGATAAGATTGATGAGGCTAACAGGAGAGTGATTGATTACATATCGGGTAGCTTAAAAAAAGTCTAAATCATAAATCAATCTCATAATATGCATATTTGAAACAAGATTTTTAATTTTGCTGTTCCTGTAATAATAGCTTAAATTTTTATAGTATGGCTGAGAAAAGACAAAGTTACACAGAGGAAGAATTGAATGAAATGATTGCATGGTTCAATGATCATGCTAACCAACTTCCCAAAACAATGCAAATAAATAAATCTGCGTTTACTCCCGATTTAGCTCTCACTGTTGAAAGCTGTATTATGCAAGCCCAACAATGTTTGGGTAACTATAAGATGGAAGGGGCATTTTTGTTACTTAAACAGATCAGAGCTAATATTAAGAAGTAATTCTAATGTGCTTGTCAGTATTAAGGTAGAAATTTGAGTAAATATTATGTTTGACAAAATGAAAGCCGCGTTTTACAAGTATTCGCGGCTTTTTTATTTTCAGAAGAACAGTTTTTTTGAATCTATAACACTCCTCAGTATTTGGTATGCTTCCGAATTGTTGTCCTCATAGTTTCCCCATATAAGATTGTTCATCCAATCTATGAAAATAAGGTTCTGAACCTTTTTACTATCGGATGGTATGTCTATAATCTTGGTTTTTGAGTTTAACTCAAACCACAATGTTGTTTGCAAGTAGTCAATAAGGCTATTCCCGGACTTCACCTTAATGCTTTTATTGTCCCTTATGAGGTTTACTATTGGCTCGTTCTTGATTGAATCAAGGATAGCCAGTTTTATCATATAATTATATAACTTGTTGGCATCCTCCCTAATATGCTGCTGAACCTTGCTCTTATTTACCGTTATAGAGCCTATTCTTATGTCAGGGTTCATGCTTACAAGTTCCCTTACCTTTGTAGCAAAGAACTTCTTATCTTCCATGCTCAAAGCCGAACCTTTCAATTCTGTTTTCGGGTCTGTTTTTGTCCTTTCATAGACCTTTCGTACAATTCGTTTTAGCAAGTGCTTTTTCTCTGGGGGACACGCCACATATGCTATGGTCAAGTATCTGCTTGAACCACCATGCCTGTATGGTTTGTTAAGAACCCATCCCAAATCTCCGCTTTCATCCAAATATATATTCATGGTATATAGACATAAAAAAAGGCAGACCCTAAAAGAGGTGTATTTGCAAATACACTTATGACACATATCACTCTTTGTTTAGGATTTACCTGCCTATGTTTTCTGCTGCAAATATACGGTATTATTTTTATTTATCGATATTTCTAATAGAAAAATATATATGTTTAAAAACATACTTGGATGTTTGCTATTTCAAAAGAGGGCATTATGTTCTGTATCCATTCTATATTAGAAGAAAATTATCATATTTCGTTGATAGATTTCATGAATGAATCAAAATCTGTAGTATCTATCGTTCCCGAATACTTGCCGGAACGCGCTTCGTTTATGGCTGCGACAGTTTCTTCATTTGGTTCTGAATACATCGCATCCATCAAAGTGCTCTCTACAAAATTGTTTAGGCTTCTGTTTGCTTTCTTTGCGTGTTCCTGCAATACTTGAAGCAAATCTTCACGTAGCCGAAACGATGTTTGTTTTCTTATTACTGTTTCCATCCTATATATTGTATTATATTATAATGCAAAAGTAATACATTATATTGCAAAGACAAATTTTTATTTGTTTTTTTTCATGCGATCTAACATACCTCTTATTTTTGGACAGTTTGGAATTATGTTGTAATTTTGCAACGTTTAACTAAAATGTAACGTCGTTAAAAAGAATATGGATATAGAAGAGGAAATATCTGAAAGGATAATAAGACAAGCCTTTGAGGGAGGAGGGGAAGTAATCTTTACAGATACCGAGCTGAAAGAATGTACTGACAGGAAGTTGCTTCAAAAAGTGAATTTACAGTTGTCCTTATATGGAGCAATAAACGATATAACTATATTGGGCAGATGGAGTATATTCAAGATAAACGAGAAAGGAATACGCTTTATAAGGCAGGGAGGATTCAAGGGGGAGAGAGAACGTGAGCAGCGCAAGGATGAGCTTGAAAGACTGACATTGGACATTTCAAGACTGCAAAAGGAATCGGAGGGATACAAAAAGAAGATGAGGATATGGCAAACTATCAGTGCGATACTTGCGTTAGCTTCAACGATACTTTCTTCTATTTTAGCTTTATTAGTATGAATATGATTATCCCTGTGATTATGCCACCCCATATCACTGGTATGAAGTTCCAAAATGATGTTTTTTTCATTTGTGAGATTTCACGTTTTATGATTTCTTGCTGCGCAATCAACCTGACTAATTCTTTGTCATATTTATCCATATCAAATTGGTTTATAGTGCAAAGATACGATTATCCAACGAAATAAAGAACAAATCAAACCAAATATCTATATTTACGGAAAATTTGAATGCTGACTTAAAATTATATTGTATGGAAGAAAAGAAGATAATTCAATACAAAGGGGAACTTAATCTTAACGGTCTTATTATACCATGTTATGTACTAAATGATGGGACAAGAGTATTGTCAGGAAGGGGAATGCAAGAAGCACTAAAAATGGTTGATGATAATAAAACTACATCGGGCCACAGAATAGTCAGATACCTTAATCAAAAGACGCTTAGTCCGTTTATTTCCAAATACTTATCATCGGACCACTTTAGCCCTGTTTTATGCTATGAAGGAGGAAAGAAGATTAACGGGTACAAAGCTGAGGTTTTGGCTGACATTTGTGATGTATTCCTTCAAGCGCGCAAGGAGATAGACCTCTCACCAAGGCAGTTGATAATAGCTGAACAATGCGAGATTCTTATGCGTGCTTTTGCACGCGTCGGAATAACAGCACTTGTTGATGAAGCCACCGGCTACCAGTACGAGCGTGAGAATGACGAGCTTCAAAGGATATTGAAAGCATACATATCAGAAGAGTTGTTGCCTTGGCAAAAGCGCTTCCCTGACATATTTTACAAGGAACTTTTCAGGCTTAACGGTTGGGATTATACGGTGAACGGTATAAAGAAAAGACCGGGAATAATAGGAAAATGGACGAACACATTTATATACGAGGAACTTCCTAACGGTGTATTAGAGGAACTTAAAAAGAAAACTCCTAAAAGTGAATCAGGGAACAGAACAAACAGGTATCACCAGCTTTTGACTACTGATATAGGAGAGCCTAATTTGGAGAAACAGATAAACAAGGTTATTACGTTGTTTCAAGTTTCCGACAACATGAAGCAGTTTTGTGATAATTTTAAGAAAATGAAGATGCGCCAAATTGGTCAGATGGAGCTTCCTTTTGAATTTGACGAAAATGGAAGGATAAAGGAATAGATATTTGAATATTGCTAACTTAAAACAAAATAATTATGGATATACTATTTTTTATCGCCGTTATCATTTGGGTGTTCGGAGGTGGACTTGGTAAAAGCTCACGTAGTGCTAACAGCAGCTTTAGAAAGGGGTTGAGAAAATGAAGAAGATATTAATAGCCATTGCATCATTGATAATATCGGGATGCAGCGATTATGATAATGTTGGTGAAGATTACAACATGCTTATGGTATGTAATGATGTACGTGTTACATCTCATCAAATAACAACGGATGTAGAAGTTATAACCACTCTTGATCACTTTGATGTAAGACCTATAGGATATTGTGATTGGGTAAGTTGTGCTCGTGATTATTCTTATGTGGATGTGAGAGTAGCTGAGAACAAAAGTACAGAAGATAGGGAATGTTTTGTAGAAGTGTATAATGACAGATATAACCTAAGAGATACATTTCTTGTACATCAAAGTGGAGTATTTGTTCCAAGCAATGGTGGAAATGGCGGTGGAAGCGGTGGCGGTTCTGTGACTAACACCACCAAGAGGAGATGTGCTGCAAGGACAAAGAAAGGCACACGGTGCAAGAGGTATGCCGCAAAAGGAAGTATCTATTGTTGGCAGCATAAGAAATGATTAATCACTTAAAGACAACGTTGTTATGAAAGTATATTTATTACTTGTATTTGTGATATATTCCTCTGTATGTAATGCGCAAATAATGGAAATAGTCCAGTCTGATTTGACGGCTAAGGAATTATTTTCTAACGCTAGGGAAATATTGGCTACAGTTTATTCCGATTGCAAGAAAGAATTGGATGATGATTTGGGATACAATATCGTAGCTTACGGGAGATATAATAATTTAGTAGATGAGTCAGAAATAAGCCATACGATGAGCAATGAGTTTACTAACTCTACATTCTTGTTCTTCCGTATAAAGATAAGTTGCAAAGACTATAAGTATCGGTATATCATAGACGATATTACATTAGTACAAGATAAGAAAATAGGTAAGACGATAAATACTGATATAGTTACGTCTTGGATGTTTGGAGTTAATCAATCTACTACTGACATTAAGTATGAAGTAGACGTTTATAATTATTCAGATATGGATTCCATTTACAAAAGGGATAGCATTTCTTATTTCTCTACTCAAAACGAGTACAATGAACTGCTCAAAAGAAAGAACTCGGCTAAAAGAAAGGAGAGGAACAGAATATATAAGGATATGGGATATTTAGGCAACATTCTAATTGATAAGGAGAAGAAGTTTCGTTCTACTCGTCTATTTCACGACAGATGTAAGAAGGATATAGATTCCATTATATTGAACATAAAGAAAGGAATGTCAAATAAGAATGACTGGTAGTATATAAAACCAATTTACAAATAGTAATTTAATGATTAAAAAAAACATTATTATGAAGAAGATTTTATTTATATCATTAATTGTCTTGTTGGTTACTTCATGCTATAATACCAAAAAATATGGTATATGCTTTAATTTAAGACAATCCGAGAAAGAAGTAATATCTATTTTGGATGAATTGAAATCTGAATATAGATACGAGAAAAGTAGAAGCGACCAATATGGAGTAATAAGGGTTAAACATTTTGAGTATGAAAATATGGAATTTAATACTATAAGGTTATGTTTCAAAAACAGTATATTATCGTACATGGAGTTTAGAGTACATGAAATTGAAAATATAACCAATGTTATAAATTATCTTGAAGATACGTATGGGAAAGGAAAAGAAAACGACCGTTTTTTAAGTGACAGTAACCTTTGCTGTAAATATTGGGGAAATATTGATTCTGATTTTATGTGTATAGAAAAATGCTCTGATGATTATTACAAAATATATATATGTAATGGTGATGCGCAAGAGACAAAAGATTTTTTCAAGAATATGGTTATAGGTGAGAATTATAATAAAGTAATGATGAACTAATTTTATATACAAGAACATATCATTATGAAGAAGATTATATTATTGATGGTTGTTGCATTAGCTTTTTGTGTTATATAGCATATTCTTTTTCTTGACACGAAATCTAATTATTATATATTAGTTTATTAATTTTGCAGCGTTTTAATAAAAAGTTATATAATCATGAAGAAAATTTTGTTTTTACTGGCAATGTTGCCTATGTTGGTGTTTACCGCTTGTTCGGATGATGATGAAAACAGCTTGTCACTGGATAAGTCGGAAATTTCATTGTATTATGAGGATGAGATTAAGTTAACCGCTTCCGATAATGTTACATGGAGTTCAGAGGATGAGTTTGTGGCGAAGGTTAGTAGTAACGGTGTTGTTGAAGGCGGTCATATCGGAAAAACTTTTATCGTGGCTTCCAATGGTTCTGAAACTGTAAAATGTGCTGTGGAAGTGAAACCGAAGTATAATACATTTGTTGAGCCTGCGTTGGACTTTGGAGCAAGTAAGGCTGATATAAAGGCTAAAGAGAAAAGGGAACTCATTAGTGAGACTGCAACAGGATTGGGATATAAGGATAGTAAGGATGGTGTTGCTATCATATACACATTCAAGAACGGTAAGATGAACGCTTGTGGATTCGGATTGCAATATAAATACGCAGATGATATTATGGATTTTCTGTTGGAAAGATATGCTCCTGCTACAATGAATGATGATAAAAACACGTTTATTTTCGTAAACGGTATGTCTGGTAAGTGGGATATGATGGTTGCTCTTACGGTTCAGAGCGGAATGATACAAGTAATGTACGCACCAAAAGACGCTACATCTAAGAGTATTTCAAATGAAGTTCCTAATATAATGGAACATGCGAGAATGATATTGGAGTAATTGAAATAGATATACTAACAAGAAAGCCACGCAATAATAAACTGCGTGGCTTTGTCGTCTTAACTAAACGGTCTCGCTTCACAGTGATACATTATCTATAATATTGCAACGGAGGCACACTTAAGTTGTTCTCCGAGTTCTGATAAGGCGATTGATAGCGTCTTTAACTCATCCGAGGTAAAATCGGCAGGCTTGCCGTTTACTATATTGCCGTTTATCCGTTGATATAACCATTGCCGGGATTTTCCGAAATAATGCTCTGCAATATATGACATAGAAGCAAATCCCAGTATATTGTCAAGTTTTTGTTTGCGGTCAATAATCTTTGAGATTCTTTCAGCTTCTTCTATAGCCTCTTTCGCACCTTCCCTATACGCCTGTGCGAACTCTTTTCTTTCTGCCGAAGACAACGAAGCAAGGAACGCTTTAAATCGCTTGTCATATTCTGCCTTTTGTTCTTTGGTATTCACCAAGGCAAAATCGGCTTTCCATCTCTTAAGTTCCAATCTTACGTCCATGATATTTCGTTTTTTAGGTTGTCGGAAAAGGCATCCCCGCTATGGGGGATTGCCACTTTCCTTCAGCTTGTTTTTGGCGTCAATTAAGTCATCTAACGCGTCATTGACACTTCCTTCAAGCTCCTCATCTGAAATCCAGTCGGTTTCCCGAATATCATCCCAGTAGAGGGAAAAGAAGCTAAGGTCTTTTTCCGCAGCTTCAATCCGAGCCTTTAGCTCTTCTTCGTCATCATACATTGTGCACTCTGTCTTATGACAATGCAAATATAATAACCTTTTGGTAATTATACAAGAATGTAGGGCATTTTTTCGTATTTTTCTTTGCCATATCAAAAATTATGCTTTACTTTGCGGTGTTCAAATCTTATTGCGGTACGAAGCCGCAAACATAGCGGCATTTTTTGTGCCCATATATAAATGTGTATCTTAATAATATTAAAGATATAACTGCGCCGTGTCGTGGAGTAGAAATACCCACGGAGTTTTGCAATAAGAACTTGAACAACACGTAGCGCAGTTTTTTATTGTTCAAATCTTATTGTTTATGGAAGAATTAAAATTATTCCAATCGCCCATCTTCGGGCAAGTACGAACCGTAGTTGTAAACGGTCAAGTGATGTTTGCAGCAACAGACGTTGCAAGGTGCTTAGGGTACACTAACCCACAAAAAGCAATCAGAGTTCATTGTAAATCAGCAGGGGTGAACGAAATGGACACCCCTACAAATGGAGGGATTCAAAAGGTTAAGTTTATAACCAAAGGTAATTTAGTCCGTTTAGTTGCTAATTCTGAACTTCCACAAGCAGAAGAAGTAGAAAGCTGGATTTTCGATGAGGTTATTCCTACCGTATTAGAGACAGGCGGCTACCTCGCCACCAAGCAGGACGACACCCCCGAAGAAATCATGGCACGTGCTCTAACCATCGCACAAGCTACCCTTGCCAAGAGAGAGGAACGGTTAAAGCAGCTTGAAGCTGAAACCGAACAACAACAAGTCACCATTGAGATTCAGACAGAGGAAATCAAGAAAGCCGCTCCGAAAGTCAGCTACTACGACAACCACTTGCAGAGTGTGAACACACAGACGAGTACACAAGCTGCCAAGCAGATAGGAATGGATGCTGAAAAGCTGCACAAGAAGCTGAAAGAAATCGGAATCATTTACCGGCAAAGCGGGCAGTGGATATTACATGCACCTTATTCTACATGGGGGATGCATTCTACCCGCACACAGACGTACACACGCTCGGACGGTTCGACAGGAACAAGTGTATATACAGTATGGACTACCAAAGGTGTGCGTTTCATTATTGCTCTATATGAAAATGATTGGAACGTGAAGAAAGCCATCAAGCAGATAAAAGGTGAGCTGAATCCAGCCGCATAACCTTGTTTTTTGCCACATAAATTCATTTACCCACTTTTCTTATGAGGTGGGTGCATATTTCATGTTCAATTTTGCAATGTTGTTAATTAATAGATTGTAAACTTTTAAAATACACAAAAAATATGGAATTAAATAAAAGCAACAAGAAAGAATACGATTTGTCCAGTATTCAAGAACTTTTCAATGAGATGGAATCACCTAGGCAGCTTGCTGATGATCTTGCTCAACTGATACTCAACTACGCATCTCTTGTTACCGAGGACAACATCGAAGTATTCAAGAATGATTTATCAACTATATCTGTTCTTCGTGATGCGTTGATTAAAGTGAATATATTGCCACAATTAGCATAAGAGCACGTTGAGGTTACGACCAACGTTCAAATGAAAAGGCACTTTGCTTGCGATAAGTAGAGTGCCTTTGCTTATTTATGTTTAATGTTATTAAATAATTTAAATATGATAATCCCAATAACCAACCACAACAACCCAAAACGGATTATAACCGCCTTAAACGGAATATCGCACTATTGTTAACACTTTTGGATATCTCTTGTTAATCATATTCCTTTGTACCCGTTGCAAGTAGCGCGGCAACAGACACATGATTAAACAATCGCTCAAACGTGAGCCTTCTATATGAAAATCCGTTGCCGCGCTACTTTAGCAACGGATTTTTTCTTTCCTATAAGTTAGATTAAATCCATACAATCGGTTCTATCAGTGCCCACCGAGCGGAACTTTGGATTAAACCAATGACAGCCGTGAGATAAAAAGGCTCTTCTGTTGATTATAACTCTTGTAATGTCCTGCTCCGTTCCACGTACCAACGACAGGCGACTCACAAAGATTTTACCACTTTGACAAGAGACCGAGATACAAGTTAAGAGATAAGACTCTTAGGTAGGTGAGGGATAGGGTACGGTATAAACTATAACGAATAACAAGAGCAAACTTTAAAATTATTATATGGATAATTCGATTAAGATATTTAAGAATGATGTATTTGGCGAAGTACGAGTAGCTGGAACAAGTGAAGAACCGCTTTTCTGTTTAGCTGATGTTTGCAATGCAGTTGAGTTGAGTAATCCTTCATCAGTAAAAACAAGATTAAACGATGAAGATTTGCAACTGCTTGATTTACACGCCCTAAATCCTGATTTATACGTGAATGGGAACTCATTTGCTACGTTTATAACAGAATCAGCCTTCTATGACGTTCTTCTTTTTAGTTCTAGCAAGAAAGTAAAACCCTATAGAAGATGGGTTACACATGAAATATTGCCCTCCATTCGTAAGTACGGTGCGTATATGACGTCCGATACTATAGAAAAGGCTCTTACATCTCCCGACTTTCTGATTCAACTTGCTACTACTCTGAAAGAAGAAAAACAGAAACGGATTGAAGCAGAAAAGAAGGTGGAAGAACAAGCCCCAAAAGTTCTGTTTGCTGATGCTGTAATAGGAAGTCGTTCTTCATGTCTTATAGGTGAACTGGCTAAGATAATATCTCAAAATGGATTCCATGTTGGGCAGAACAGACTGTTTGAGTGGCTTCGCAATAATCATTATTTAGGGAGTGTTGGTGAACGTAGAAATATACCTAATCAGCAATATGTTGAACAAGGTCTGTTTGAATTGAAGAAAGGCACACGATCCGGCAATGATGGAGTGTTGCGTACTACTATAACAACCAAAGTTACCGGGAAAGGCCAAGCCTACTTCATAAACGGTTTCCTGACTGGTAAGTTCATCATTTAACCGATTGTATCACTAAATCAAAGAACGAATTATGAAAAATCCATTTAAATCAGCAAGTCACATTGAACAAGAACCGAAACAGAACTTGTCAGACTTTCAATTTGTCGCTTCTCTGCAACATAAGATTGACATTCTTGAATCTTTTATCAAACATTCCCTTTTCAATATATACGTCAATAAGTTCCATTGCGAACATTTTGAGGTTGATATTGACCAACAAATAGAGAACGATTATGCAAGTGTGGACGATTTTATAAGATATATCCACGAAAAGCATCCTGAAATACTTGACGAGTTCAGAAAACACTATTGATGTTAAAGTTTGGATATCGCAGAGGTGATAATCTCAATAACATATTTTATCACCTCAATTACGTTTTTCTTCTTTTTCTGTTTAAACTTTTCAAGTAGCAATTCATATTTTTAATTTACTCATTATGAAAAAAAGAAAAAGCACTAAACGCTATATCGAATCAGAAGAATCAAGAAAAGGTTTTGAAATACTAGAAGAAACTAAATCTAATCTTCTTCATGAAGTGTATTCTATCAATCAACCTTGATTATTGTACTTCTGATAATAGAAATAGCAATTCATTATTTACTCTTAATTATACTTTTTTTCCAATAATACAATCAACCTGTTTATTTGTTCCTGAAACATTTCTATATTCTTTTGGTTTTGATTAATCATATTCACAATAATTTCCATGCCGTTTTTGTCAAATGGACATTCTAAATATATATCCTTACCGTTTACGTTAACCCCATGTACACTTGAGTTTTTGATATCTCCAATGGATTGATTGTTTTTTAGCATTTCTCCTTTTCCTTCCATAAGCCAGTCGTTATTAAACATATTATCAAAAGCATTATTAAATTTAAGAATAAAAGTATTGGTGAGGTAACTTTTATTACCACTAAACGCTTTAGATACACTTTCTTTCCTAACTCCCATTTTATCTGCAACATTTTGTTGAGATGATATAATACCTACATTTTTTAGATAATTGTAAGCCGAAATAATACGTTCTCTTGTTTCCATAACGTTAATTATATGTTAAATATCTATTATAAAGTTGGTATATTACCAACAATATCTATCTTTGCAATGCTGTTAATAAACAACAATATCAACAAAGTTGCTAAATAACGGCGTTCGCAAACATAAAGAAAAATAAAATAACAAACAAATATAATGGAAAATATTAATACGATAGTTATCAAAAAAATATCACCTGCTGAAACATTAAAAAGTATAGCAGTCGGAGAAACAAGGCTTATTAAAAGTAAAGCAATAAAAGAAAATGTTGTACGTGCCACTATGTCTAGATTGAATAAGATTGGATATAACTTTATATCTAGAAGTGGTGTTGACGGTACCATTGTGACAAGAATCAGATAATAATTTATTAAGAATAAGCAAAATGAAAAAGGTAAATATAAATTACGGTAAAGTCCAACCCGTCAATAAGATATGGCTAAGCAGGGAAGAGGCAATGTGCTTCCTAGGCTGTGCTGATGATTATCTGCGCAAAGTTAGGGAGAGTGGGCAAGTATCGTTTTGTCGTGATGGAAGAATGATATGGTACAATGTAAATTCATTGCAAAGGTACATAGAGAGACATAAAGTGATTTGATTACTATTTCTTCCCTCCCGTAAGATTCGGGGTAACAACCGGTTTAAGCCGTTGAGGGGAGCTACTAAAAGTTCTTTCACATCATTGTAAATGCTTATATGGTGTAACTCATAAGCCGTATAATGCAGACAAACGGACTGATTATAGGAGTCAATACCAGCAGGGATGCCGTGACGTATTGAGGGTCTATAATAATTGATTGAACATACTTTCGGTGCACCGATTTGTCCTTAGTGCATTAAGTAAACTTGGTTGGGCACAAGTACCGCCGGAAGGTCTAAATATATCCCCTCCCGTAAGATTCGGGGTAACAACCGGTTTAAGCCGTTGAGGGGAACAATATAAAAATGCATATTATGAAAACAGCTAATTTTATCATGTCTATATTTGCCACCCTATGTTCTTTAGGAATGATTTATGGTGCGATAGTTACGGAAAGTCCTATAAAATCCGTATCGGTGATTATATTTTCTATTATCTCATTATTTTGTGTGAGATTGGTGGTAATGACATATAAGGAGTTAAAGGAATATGAATGATTTTTTCATCTAGTTTTTTTGTTATTTTCATAAAGTTAATGTTGTCTGTCCGTGCCGGTGTGTGAATATAGGTACGGAATTTCACCGTCCATGGTTGGTACTGTCTAAGGTAATAAACATAAATAATCATCTGTTCTAATCTCTACTTTCATTTAACGGATAGTACGGCGGTTCGATTCCGCTGACGGTGGCTGTAAGTTATCATAAGTGATAGATTAAGTCGTTTAGGTTTTGCTCCTGTAGTCTGTGAAGATAGCAGGAGCTTTTTAATTGGAAACAAGTTAAGTTATCATGAATAAAGATATTATAAAAATGAAAGCCAAGGAGTATGCGGATGGTATACGAGGGCTTACCCATAAAAAGACAGCATCAGTGGATTTTGAAAAAGGTGCTCAATTTGTTTTGGAATCCATGAAATGGAGGAATGCAGAAAAAGATCCTCCACCATTGGACACAAGAGTGCTTGTGAAGAGTTCCGGGAAATTTGTGAATACCGGGATGTTGGTATTCGATAGTGAGCATAAGAAGAACATTTGGATATGTGGAAATACTAACCGGGCATGGGATATTGATTTTTGGAAACCATTGCCACAATAATATAAATATCATGGAAAAGAAATATCAAATAACAAGTTACCAGCTTGTGTATGCCAGTGGTGGCAGGGATACAGTAAAATTGTTCATGCCTGTTATGGTGGATGATTTGGAGAAATACCGTAACAGTATCCGTGCGACACATGATTGCATTGGTGTAAATCTTACTTATACTGAACTGCCATGAACCCATATATAGTTCAAGGCGTAACGCTTGTGTTTTATGACGGAGAACGTGAGGAACTGTCTGTCTTGGATAGTAAGATTACTGACAGACCTCCCAAACTTCTTAAAGAGCAAATTCTTGACGGATTTTCCAAGATGGAGAATCCTCCGGTTAAAGTACTTAAAATGAATGGTTATGAAGAAAGGTAATAAAGTACGTGAGATAGGTGATACGCTGACAGGTACGATTGTTTATATCGCTAACGGATATGCTGATGTCAAATATCCTAAAATGAAAGGTGTATGCTCATTGCCGATCCAATTTCTTGAAAAGGTATGAGAACTATAAGCCAGATAAGCGATGAATTGGAAAAGCTTTATTCAGAGCTTGATATAGTCCAGTCAATGAGTGAGGAATCAGTAAGGCTCACCTTCAACGCTGACTGTAAAGGTAAATATATATCCTTGCTTAATGAAGAAATCGATTCTCTTGAAAACGAGCTTGAAGAAGTGGAAAGATATCATGGCAGGAAGCGGAACTTTGTAAGGACTGCGGACCTGCCTTTTTTGTGTTGGTAAATAATATAATTTATGAAGGAACTTAATACGATTCAAAATTTGCTTAAGGCTCCCAAAAATCAATATAATAAATTCGGGAATTATAAATATCGTAATTGCGAGGATATTTTGGAAGCAGTAAAACCATTGTTATTTAGTCAGTCGTGCACACTTACTATTTCTGATGAAATTGTAATGATTGGTACACGATATTATGTAAGGGCAACCGCAACCATTAAGAATGCTAACGGGGAAACGGAAACGACAACGGCATACGCACGTGAGGACGAGTCAAAGAAGGGAATGGATGCAAGCCAGATCACAGGAAGCACATCGTCTTATGCACGGAAGTACGCATTAAACGGGTTGTTTTGTATAGATGACACAAAAGATTCTGATTCTCTGAATAATGAATGTCAGTCAAATAATCAATTGGAAAAAGATAACAGAAAACTCCTGCCAAAAGAGAAGTTTAACGATGAGGACTTAATGAAATGGATTTATCAGAAACTTGAAAAAGCAAAATCTGAGAATAAACGTCTTTCGTTATCCAATCTTATAGAAAAGTACTATAAAGTTACGCAGAATGATATTACTGTCATTTCTGACAATTTTTATCAATATAAAGTTAATAATAATTTGCCATGAGTAATGATTTGAAGATAAACAATATTCCATCTACGAAGCAGGAACAGACGGAACTTGCCTGTATGTTTGTACAAAAAGTAATTGATGGTGATGTAAATCCGATAGATGCTGTCATACAGATGAAAAGCCTTAGTGAAACAATAAGCACTTTTTTGAAAGATTCGGATGTAAGGGAAGCTGTATTGAATGAAGTAGGGAAGTATGGAAAAGGTGAAATCCCTTCATTCCGTGGAGCGTTGATACAGGTGAAAGAAACAGGAGTGAAATATGACTTTACAGGATGTGGTGACCCGGTATGGGAAAGGCTAAATGAGGAAAAAAACGACATTGACATAAGACTCAAGGAACGTGAATCTTTTCTTCGTACTATAAAGGAACAAAAAACAGATATCGATGAAGACACAGGCGAGATTATAACTTTGTACGCTCCTTCAAAAAGCTCTACAACATCCTATTCAATCACATTCAAAAAGAGATAATTATGTATCGTATCAGTGTTACTTCATTAGAAGCGTTCAGACGATTCAGGGATAAGCATTCAATATGGGACACAGAAGAAAGAGTGTTAAATACACTTTCAGGCAAGAAAGAACCAAACGCTTATGCAGCGATAGGATCTGTATTCCATAGTATTGTAGAAACAGGGAAGGCGATTTATGTTGGAGAAAACACATTTGAGCAGGAACAAGATGGATTTAGAGTGCTTATGAATGGGAAAGCTGTGGAAAATGCCCTTTATTACCGTAAACAATATCCGAATGCGGAACATGAAATACATAAAGGTAAAGATTTTCATTGTGGATTGTTCCCTGTTCATGTGCACGGATATGCTGATGTCAAATATCGAAACGTGATACGAGACATTAAAACCAAATATTCACAACCACACACAAGAGATTATACAGAATCGTGTCAATGGAGTTTTTATCTTGAGTTGTTTGGTTGTGACACTTTCTATTTTGATCTATTCCATTTTAAAGGATATAAAAGTTATATGGTTACGAACACAATAAATACGGATTTCGTAATATATAATCCGATAGAATGTTTGAGAGACAGTAAGATGGAAGAGAAAAATGCTCAAATAATAAAAGACTTTTGCAAATATATAGATGAAAAAAACTTATATCACTTGCTAAAAACAAAAGAAGATTTGTATAACATATAAACTATAAAATTATGATTTTAACAGGAAGTATCTGTCTCTCTGATATACCTCGTGAGCAGATGAAGAAAATTAAGTGTAAAGACGGAGTTGAAAGAATCTATGTGAATGTGGCTGTTATCGAGCGCAAAGAGAAATCCCAGTTCGGGCATACGCATTTCATCACTTGTTCTCCTAAAAGAGAGGAACGGGTAGAAGGTACACGGTATATTTTTGGTGACCTCAAAGAGTTTGTACCTCAGAATACATCACCTAGCCCAGAGGATATAAATAATGCTCCGAGTGTTTCCCAGGATGATGATCTAGATTTGCCCTTCTGATGAAGTACGATGGTTCCAATCCTCTCCACGTCCAGCAGGCAAGAGCGAAGCTGGAGAAGTTGATAAAGGAACAGAAGGTGTTTGAATTGACGGAAAAGAGACCGCAAAGGGGTATTCAAGCCAACAAATACCTTCATGTCTGCCTTGCTTATTTCGGTTGCCAAATCGGTGAAACTATGGAATATGTAAAGCGGAACTATTACAAGATTCTCTGCAACAAAGACACTTTCGTCCGTGAGAGAGAAGACAAGTTTTTGGGTAGGATAAAGTACCTACGAAGCTCTTCTGACCTTGATAGTACAGAGTTTAGCCTTACCATTGAAAGGTTTCGGAATTTCGCGAGTGCCCAATGTGGTATATATATCCCATCTCCAGACGAAGAACGTTTGGTTCGGTTGATGGAGATAGAGGTTGAACAAAACAAATTTCATATTTAAATGAAACTTACTTTGACAAAACAAGAAGTGCTTCTCATCCAGTTACTTCTTCATATTTATAAAAACGACTTGCCCGATGACGTGACAGAGAAGCATGGACGTTTTGTCGGGAAGCTGTACAAGAAAATCAAAAGACAAGTTATTAATCAATTAAAGCAATAAAATTATGGAATCGAATATTTCGCGCGATCATATTGCGCTTGAAGCGATGAAGTGTATGATGATGACAGCAAAACGCAGGAGAACTTTATGGAACAGAGTTGTAACATTGTTTTTCCCATCCAAAGAAGTTAGTATTACAAACTACAACTCTGAAAAACAGGCTAAAGCAGCTTATCAGATAGCTGATGCAATGATTAAGGAACGTAACAAGACAAAGGAGGAATGATTTATGTCAAAAAAAGGAAACAACTTTAACAAGAAAGTTCAGATGCATCTTGCTTGTTCTGTATATAGCCCTACTAGACCTGAAATGTGTTGTATCTATTTCAGAAACGGATTTGCATACGCAAGTGACGGACATATTTTGGCAAAAAACAGAATTTCCGAAATATCGGGGTTGGAGGATCATGAGATAACCGCACTTGACGGAAAATTTCTTCACGCTGACTTCTACAAAGATATGTTGAAATACGATAATATTATGATTGCCGAAGATGGCATAGAATGCAGCAAGGATAATGATAAAGTATTTTTTTATTTTTCCACATTTGATAAATACCCTGATGCGGAAAAAGTCTTGCAGGAGGCCTTGAATACGCAGACTACTCCACTTCCACAAGTAAGGTTTGACATGAATATTATACAACGGTTGAATAAATCTCTTTTTGAAAGCGACAAGTGCGTTGCTACATTTAAGGGTACTAATAAAGCTATTGTTTTTGATAGTATGATGGAGGGTGTAAGCAGTGTCGGATTGCTTATGCCGTGTTATAGTGAAGATACGGAGGAGTAATATGGAAGAGTTTATTTCAGATTGGTTCATTCCGATGGATTTCGGTAATGATATGCCGGACGAAGAACCTAACGGTGAGGATAATTTCAATTTTGAATGAATATGGAAAATAAATTTGAGCTAACAGATAACTTTATAATCAATGCTTTTGGAGTGAAGTTATTCCAAATCAAGTGTACAAAGTCTTTCAAATATGCCAAGGAAGGTGATTTGGGAGGATATGTTGAGAAAGATGAGAACTTAGACCAAGAAAGCGATGCTTGGGTGTACGGCAATGC